TCATGCAGCTGCCGGAATTAAGTGGCTTGCCTCGCCGGTTAAACGAATGTTCGGAATGGATGTCGGGTGTGGCGTTGATGATAAACAAATGGCTTTTGCTTACAGTAAATTCGCTCGTCGCCGGTCAATTATATCCTGCGGTGTGGTGATTGACGGTATTCCGTATCATGAGGTTTGTCCCATCGGAGTCGGCGAGAAATATTCTGACGAGAGGTTTTGATATGGCTGCAAAGACACTATGTAAATGCCTGTGGTGTAAACGTTGGCTTTACGTATTGACAAAACGTATAAAATTTGGCCGTGGAAAAATTGATGACTCCCACCCAGTCGATAAGAAAAAATATGACTGGAATTATCTTCGCCTGTTCAGGGTCCCGTGCCCCGATTGTAAAGGGTCCGGCGTGCTGCCGACGACGCTGGGGATTAGAACAAGATATGAATGTTTAAGATGCGGTGGATGGGGACATGTGGAAAAAAGTAAAAAATATGACGGCGAAAATTTTTGATTGGTTTGCGAATTGGTTAATCCCGGAAAGGCGAGTGCGGTGAACGGACGCCATCGCAACCAGCCCTGTCCCTGCGGGTCGGGCAAGAAAACTAAACACTGCTGCGGTCCTCGGATTGAGAACGAGCCGAATCACCAGGGATATGTGTCCCCGATTGTTATCGCTGAGGGACAAAAGAAAGCGAAGTATTACGGGAAACGATATTTGGCGTTGATAAATAAAAATGCAGGATTATAAAGAAATCTTAAAATCTGTTGGCTACCCGACCGATATTCTTGTGGTCGATTTTGAGTCGTATTTCGACGCGGATTATAACTTTGAAAAACTGTCCACAATAGAGTATATTATGGACCCGCGGTTTGAGTTGACGGGGTTGGGAGTAGGCAACGATACTGGGGAACGAAAATTTTACCCTGATAATTTATTAGATTCTTTACCGCTTTTCGATTGGGAGGATATTACCGTTCTCTGTCAGAACGCTCGCTTCGACATCACCATACTCCAAACAAAATTCGGAATCGTCCCTAAATACATAATCGACGTAAAGGACCTGGCAAAACATTATGACGCCCAAATGTCTGCCAAATTAGCCGACTTAGCAAAAACTTTCGGCCTACAACCCAAAGGCCGGGTCGAAGATTTTAAGGGTCTGCATTACACTGATATGACCAAAGAACAACGCCAAGTCCTCGCCGATTACTGTCTTAACGATGTGGACCTGGAAACGGAATTATTTAAAATCCTCCTTCCTAAACTCTCGAATCCAGAGGTCGAGCTAAAACTTATGCGGCATACGCTCGACCTCTGGCTGCACAAGTCGTTTGATTTTGACCGGGATTTGGCTGATAGTTTGAAAGTGCAGATGCGGTGTCATATTAAGGAAGCAGTTGATAAAGTAGGGCATATGCCAGAAGAATTACGCAGCCAAAAATTTATAAAATACCTGCAAATCGCACTCCCCCCCGGTGAACAGGTGCAGTATAAAGAAGGCAAACGCGGCAATATCGCAGCCCTGGCTAAAAACGATGATTTCGCTCAATCGCTACTTGCTCACACCAAACCCGAAGTGCGGGACCTGATGTTGGCAAGGCAAGCCGTAAAGTCCTGGCCCCTCCACATAAAGCGGATAACTAATATGGAGAATCAGGCCACGGTCAACGGCGGAAAACTTCGCATACCGCTTAATTATTATGCGGCTCATACTGGACGGTGGGGCGGCGGTGAGGATATTAACCTACATAATTTTGGTGGTAGGGGTCGGGCCGGGACCGGCATAGACCCGCTGATTAGTAAAATGCGGGAATTACTCCGTGCCCCTGAAGGTTATACGTTGGGTATTGGGGACTCGGCCCAGATTGAAGCCCGTATTTTGGCATGGCTGGCCGGTCAACAGGATTTGGTTGGTGGGTTTGCAAACGGTGAGGACATATATTCGGAGTTTGCAACTACGTTATTCCGTATTCCTATTCGCAAAGAACGAAAAACCGACCCGGCTCCCGTGGCCCGGATGTTGACAATTAAACGCGGGTTCGGAAAGGACGCGATACTTGGCTGTGGTTATGGTATGGGGGCCGACAAATTCTATCAACGATGTCTACAAAATTCGTCACTCCGCCCATATTTTGACAGTGGACAATATACCTACGCGTTTATTAAAAAACTCATAGATACATATAGGACAAAATATTCTAAGATTCCTGAATACTGGCGTAAAGTAGAAAACGCCTTTAAACAAACATTAAAATATCCACATCTTAAACCTAAAATAGGGCCGTTGGAATTTTCTTGCGTTGGACACGAAGTTAGTATTAAACTGCCGTCGGGTCGGGTGTTATATTATAGGCATTGTTCAGTTAATCCAAAGGGCGAATTAAAATATCGCTGGGGGCATTTATGGGGCGGAAGCATAACGGAAAATGTGGTGCAAAGTGTAGCACGGGACTTGTTAAGTTTTTGGGTGTTACTCTGCGAACAGAACCAACTTTCAGTTGTTCTACATGTCCACGACGAGATAATCTGTTTAATAAAAAAAGATGCCGACGAACCGCCGCCAAACAATATAGATATATATCTGGATAAATTAGAGCACATATTATGCTCTTTACCCGGATGGGCCGTGGGTCTGCCAGTAGGAACGGAGGTTAAGGAAAGTGAGGTTTATTGTAAATGAAAAAATCTAAATCCATAATTTTTCCCGGCATCGCCTCCGCCTATCACCAACTTAAAGCCGGTGGCCGGCCCCGGCCCGTGACCAGCGGCGTGCAGACGCACCCGACGATTCCCATGCCGCCATTGCCTGAATCCGAAGTTCTGACCGAGTGCCTGGACTGGCTGAAAAAACACCGGATAATGGCTGACCGAAATAATGTAGGGGCTGGAACCCTGGGGGCAAAAGGATATTTTAAATATGGCATAAAAGGTGGTGGGGACATAATCGGGCTGTTACCAAACGGAAAACATTTTGAAATCGAATGTAAACACGGTAAAGGGGGTAGATTATCTGTCGAACAAGTAAACCGGCAGATTGCAATTCGGGGTAACGGGGGACTGTATTTTGTGGTGCACGGTTTGACCGAATTACAATTTCTTATGAAAGATTATACATGAAATTTTGCCCCAAATGTAAACGTTGGAAGTTGCGGCGAGTATTTTATAAGGACACAACAATGGAAATTATGAACCCGGAAACATCCATTTTATAACTCGCAAAGAGAATCTTAACAATAGGAGAAATTCCAAATGAACACCCTATCAGCCACATCAATAGCGACTTTCAAAGCCTGCCCCTACAGGTATTATTACAGGTACGTCCTGGGCCTGGTCCCCATTATCGAAACCGATGCAACTCGGATGGGAAGCAACTGGCATCGTATTCAAGAAATTGCGAATATGGTCCCCAATTCGCCGTGTGGCGAGTGCAAAAATTCGCTGACCTGCTCCCTTTGTGCCGGGACCGGAACCCTCCCCGCCGACATTATGGACGCCGTAATCCGGCATTTGAATCAGGCGTATGCCATAATGCCGGTCAATAAAACGGTCGAGGAATGGGAAACAGAACGGACAATCCTTCTGTATTCACTAATTGGGTATCAATGGTTATACCAAGACCCCGGATATACAGTCGAAAAACTCGAACAGAAATTCCGAGTTCCACTGGTATCTCCAATGTCAGGCCGAAAGTTGGCCGCTGAACTAATAGGAAAAATCGACCGGACATTTTCTGCCGGCGATAACCGATTTATTCACGAATATAAATCAACAAGCAAAGGAATTGAACCGGATTCGACTTATTGGAATCGTTTAACCCTCGACACCCAGACCCGGCTTTATACTTACGCCGCCCGCGTCTTGGGATTGGGGCAGATTGGGGTGTTGTATGACGTATGGCATAAACCGAAATCGGCCCCGAAGATGTTGACACAGGCGGATAGTAAATTATTCGGTGAAACAAGTGAATATTGTGGGGAGAAATTCATGTTACTAATGGGCACTACCCCTGATGCCGAGACGGGCATACAAATACCTTGTGCAGTAAACGGGCATCCTTGTGAAATAGAACCCGGCAAAAAACCCGGAACCTTCGCCATCCGCGAGACGCCGGAAATGTATGGGGCCAGACTACTCCAGGATATAACTACGCGGCCTGAGTATTATTTCGCCCGCAAGGAAATCGCCCATAACGACGCAGATATTAAAGCGTTTGAGTGGGAACTGTTTAATATCTATCAGAGTATACGATTGATGGGTCGAAACAACACGTGGTTTAGAAACGAGGCTTCGTGTGAAGCTACTTATTCCTGCCCCTATTTGAATTTTTGTTATAACAACATAGAAATTAAACCCGGCGACGTGCCGGACAGTTTTAGAAAGGTAGGTGACTAATGCCCCTAACAACACTAACACGGCCCACGGCCCGGCCCAAGAAACAGTTTATAATAGAAACCTGGGACGGAAGAAAAACTGGCGAGAAAATTATTCTCTACGGCGAATCTGGTATGGGCAAGTCCACCCTTGCGTCACTGGCCCCGAACCCGGTGTTCATTGGCCTGGACGACGGGGGCCGGAAACTCCGGCATCCCGTGACCGGGGAATTACTCAGACATATTCCAGGGGTTGAAGATTTTGATGATGTCAGGACGGCCCTTAATGCCTGTTTAACACTCGACTGTGAAACTGTGGTTGTGGATACGATTACTCTGTTGGAATATCTCGCTGAACAATGGACACTTGTTCATGTGTCCGCGTCTCACGGGGGAACTCAAGTTAAGGCCGTGAACATGGAATCGTATGGATACAACAAAGGTTACAAACATTTGTATGATGCTATGCGATTGCCCCTTTTGGACTGCGATAAACTTGTCGTTGCCGGCAAAAACGTAATCTTGATTGCACAGGGGACCAACAATAAAATCGCCAACCCCGCCGGCCTGGATTACTTGTGTGACGGTCCTCGATTATATAACGGTAAACCGTCGGTATTGTCTTTATATTGTGAGTGGGCAGACCACATACTCCGGTTGGCGTATCAATTAGTGACTGCTGATAAAGGTAAAAAGGCTACGGGTGACACTACCCGTGTAGTGTATACTAAACCCGAAGTATATTTTATGGCGAAGTCACGCACAGTTGACGTTAATCCAGTGTCGTTTAATACAAAGTCAGACGATAGTATCTGGAAATTTGCGTTTAAGAAAGGGGAATAACATGGCAGTGAGCGCATAGATGGATGTGTGCTTCGGTGGCAAAATAAGGACTCAAACATTCCGGTTAAATCTTAAGAAAGGGAACTCAATTATGTCTAATTTAATTCAGAGTGAAGGTTATTACAAAGGCAAGATTTTAGACGGCGGCCTCAACGAATCCACCGGCGGATTCCCACAGGCCGTTCTCAGTCTTGTAGCTGAGGAAATTTATGACCCAACTACAGGCGAGTATGTGCCGGCGGACCCGGAAAACAACCAGATTATGTATTATGGCGTGTTGTTTGACGGCCGGGACCGGGAAACACTGAACAGTAAACAACTTAAAAAAATTACCGGGTGGGACGGAGTGAGTTTCACAGGACTTGTGAAATTACTCGTCGCTGATGTCCCTATTCAGTTTCGTGTTGAACCACATACCTATAATGAAGTTACTACGTTACAGGTAGCGTGGATTGATGAACCGGGCGCGTCACCAGTCCGTGGAGTTCAGAAACTCGATGAGGCCGGCGTAAAAGCCCTGCATACTAAGTATGCCGCGTTACTTGCGAGCACTAAGGCCCCGGCAAAGGCAGTGTCGGCTCCTGATATAGCGCCGAAACCTGCGGTCCCGGCACACGCAGCTTTAGCAAACATAGGTTATGCTCCCGCGGCTCCACCACCGGCATATCCGCCCCCAGAAGCAACCTTGGCAAAGCGTAAACCAGGTCGTCCCGCGGGCAAACCGAAAGTCCCGGCAGCCGCTACATTGACGGGTAAGTGTACTGCTGATGAGGCGTGGACTGAGATAGCCGCATTAAAACGTGATAATGTTTCTGATGACCAGTTATCAGAAGTTTGGGTCGAGAAAATTCAGGTTGTCGCGGGCAATGTTCCCGAAGGACAGATAACGCCAGAACAATGGTTCTTGATTAAACAGGCGGTGTTGGTAGTTGTGAGTAAAGTTTAATTATTTCACTGTTGATTGGTGGCGTAATCAACAGTTGATAAGCTGTGGCCCCGTCAGCGTGACCATACGGGGTAGGAATTATATATGTTTAAAAAATTTATATGCTGGCTACTCGGCCATAAGTGGGACTGGGAAATGTGTACTCATGCTGATGGCACTGAGGATATGCGGGATTATTGTAAACGTTGTGGATGGACCGGAGACTGGTATTGATGAATAATCTAATTTGTGGCGACGCCCTTATTATTTTAAGTAAGGCGGAGGAGGCCAACAAATGATAATAAATAGAGTGTGGGCGATGCCTTCGGCGTGGACGTTTACAATCAAACCTATTAAAGAATTGTTGTCCCGATATGTCGGCGACGGTAAAGGATGGGCCGACCCATTTGCCGGGATGAATAGTCCGGCAGAATTTACTAATGACATAAACCCAGAACGAAAGGCCACGTATCATTTAGATGCCGAAGATTTTTGTAAAGTGTTGTCGGACAAGACTCTCAATGGGGTTTTATTTGACCCGCCGTATTCTAATCGACAAATATCCGAGCATTATAAATCCGTTGGCCGTAAAGTTTCCGCTATGGATACCTCTTGTAATTTTTATACCCGCGTGTTAGACCCATTGTCAAGAATTATCAAACCTGGTGGGATAACAATATCGTTTGGCTGGAACAGTGCTGGATTTGGAAAATGTAGAGGATTTAAGATTGTAGAAATTCTACTTGTTCCGCACGGCGGGCATAAAAACGATACCATTGTAACTGTGGAACGTAAATTATGAACAACCTAATATGCGGCGACGCAATATCTGTTCTAAATAAAATGAGACCAAAATCCATAGACTTGGTTGTTACTTCTCCTCCCTATGATAATTTGCGAGACTATAAAGGGTATAGTTTCGATAGTACAGGAATAATAAAAGGGTTGTATCGAGTTTTAAAACCGGGCGGCGTTGTTGTTTGGGTAGTAGGAGATGCTACTATCGGCGGTAGTGAAACTGGCACGTCTTTTAAACAAGCCTTGGCTTTTATGAACGCCGGATTTTTACTGCACGATACTATGATATATCAAAAAACAAATTTTTCCAATCCGTCATTGTCCAGGTATCATCAGATATTTGAATATATGTTTATTTTTTCCAGCGGTAAACCAAAAACATTTAACTCCATAAAAGATAAAAAAAATCTTACCGCGGGAAAAACTTGTTTTGGCGTGAACACTCAAAGATTGGCAACGGGTGAAATACGCGAACGCGGCACTAAATCAATAGTATCTGAATATGGCCAACGCGGTAATGTGTGGTTATTAAAAACTGCCAGTCAAGAAAATCCCTGTAAGAAAAACTTACACCCGGCGCAGTTTCCACTCCAACTCGCAATAGACCACATAATAAGTTGGTCTAATCCAGGCGATTTGGTATTAGACCCAATGTGTGGTTCGGGAACAACCGGGGTAGCCGCGACAGATTTGGGGCGTAATTTTATTGGTGTTGATATTTCGTCAGAATATATTAAATTGGCGGCGCGACGAATCGCAGAGGCACAAGGAAAATTAAATGCCCGACCTTAACTCCTTATATGACAAATACTTACAGAACGTAAAATCCTTCCCAGGATTACTTCGACCCCTGGCCGAAAACCTCGGCGTAAGTATTATGTCCCTGTCGGCTCTCGGTGTAGGGTTCGCCCCGGTCAATGAATACGGGTTTGAAGCCTGGATGTTTCCCGAAAGAAATGAATCTGGTGAAATCATAGGAGGAATATATCGTGACCAGGACGGTAAAAAAATAGCTATTAAAGGTTCTAAAAGAGGATTAACTTATGTCTACCAAAAAACACAAGAAAATTATGAAAAGAAAAACTGGGTCCGCGTCTCGAAAGAACGTCCCTGTAAACTTTGCGGAAAAATCGACGGATGTATGTATCCAAACGGTGAGTATGCCGACCCCGCAGCAATCGTATGTGTACACATATCTGCCGGAAGTGAAAGGTCTTTATCACCTAACGCCCCCGGCTTCTTACACATTATCGATAAGCAACGGAACGATATACGTCGTAACATTCGTTCCACCTTGCCGTTATCCTCGCATCCGACGCTTATTGTCGAAGGCGCGTCGGATGTGGCGGCGGCTTTTGATTTGGGTTTCGTCGCTGTGGGGAGGCCGTCAGCCGAAGGCGGACGATTACTTCTCAGTAAGTTAGTTGGGAACAGACCCGTGGTTATCATTGGCGAAAATGACGCGGGAGCAGGCAAAGCCGGCCAGGAATCCGTGTTCGCAGTCCTTAGAGAACAATGCGAATCAGTTATCAAGATTATGCCCCCCAGGGAGTTCAAAGACCTTAGAGAATGGAAAAATGATGGGGCCTTAACTCAGGAACAACTACTCGAATATATTAAAAACACCGGGGATTCTCAACTCGACCCTAATATATTTGATAACGATATAGCTTTTACTATCGCAGACAACTGGTTAAAACGTGAGAAAATATACAATGGAAAATTAAATTTGCGGACATTTCGTGGGGAGTTCGTAGAATTTAATGGAAAATGTTATGAGGAGATACCGCGTGAGGAAATTCACGGACAGTTATATAAATTCTTACATACTAAAACTTATCTTGATAAAGACGGGATAATAAAAACTTATAAATCAACGCGGGCTAAAGTTTACGATATATTGGATGCTTGTAACGCTTTTTGTCCGGTTTCTGCCGACCCCCCGGCATGGCTTGTTAAGACTAAAACCCAACCGCGTCCAAGTTGCCTTATTACGTTCCTTAACGGAATATTGGACGTGAACGAATATATCCGGGGAGAAATTAAATTATGCAGACCAACACCTGATTTGTTTACGTTTACCGTATTGCCGTATGAATTTAATCCAGATAAAAATTCCGAACTGTGGATTAAATTTTTAGAGGATATTTTTAATGGCGACCAGGAAAAAATTAAATTATTACAGCAATGGTTCGGTTATAACTGTGTGCCGGATATGTCGTATGAAAAGCTCATGCTGTTTACCGGTAGACCCCGTTCCGGTAAAAGTACCACACTTGAGACTTTACAGGCTATGCTTGGCGATAGAAATTGTTGTGAAACAAGTTTTCAAGCGTTGGGGGGTGCATTTGGATACCAACCGCTCGTAGGCAAACTCGCGGCTGTTATCGGCGACGCTAAAAGCCCGCGTTATGGTGAAGCAGAAGCGGTCCTCGAAAAAATTCTCCATATCACGGGCGGGGACGCGGTGTCGATAAACAGGAAAAACATGCCGGCTCTCCCCCTAATACGGCTTATATGTCGATTTACCATAGCCATGAACGACCTCCCCGCCTTTACGGACCACAGCAGGGCCTTGGAATACCGTACAAATATCCTGACGTTTGATAATTCATACGTAGGTCGGGAGGACCGCGGACTAAAAAGCCGACTCCGGGACGAGGCCGCCCAGGGAAATATAATTAACTGGGCATTACGGGGTTTGAAATCGCTGTATGAAAGCAATAATTTTTCTGCTCCTTCTGCGTCTATTAAGGCGTTACAAACATTTAGAGAATTGGTGTCCCCTGTTGCCACGTTTATTGAAGGGTGTATAGATTGTGGGTCGTTGTTATCTGAATCAACCGATTTTATGTATGATGTCTGGAAATGGTGGTGCAAACGTGAAGGCCGCAGCGAAGGATTTAAAGCCACGTTTATGCGGGGCATGTTTGCCGCCCTGCCGGAATTAAAAGTTGTCCGTGCCCGGTCGGGCAGCAAACAAACGAAAATAGCAATAGGTGTTAAGATAAATGACTGGACGAAACAGGAGATATTGAAGGGATAATTAAATATGGAATGGCTTAGTCTATTATTTATCCCATGTTTTTACCTGGGTTATAAAATCGGGGTATTCCGCCAGCGTTGGCGGGGGTATACGGCCTATAAAAAAGTTTTAAAAAATTTAACAGGGAATAGAAAATGAATAAAAACACGAAATTTATGTTAATTAGTTATACGACTATAACAATAATTATAATCATTTTATTGGCACTGTCTGGTTGTGCCACTCGTGTCATACCCACCCCACTACCGGCTACCGTAGCAACCACGGCCCTGGCTAAACTCGTAGGTCAAAACTGGTTAATACTCGCCGGGGCAATTCTCTGTATGACCGGGGTTTACACAGCCATCAACGGCGGGACTAAAGGAATCTCCTTAATAGGTGCTGGTTTAGCGGGTTTAGCTGTTGCCGGAATTTGGGCAGCGTTTATTGCC